GAAAACCGTATACATCGGACAGGAAGAATTTTCGCCCGAACTGGTCGGCTCCGATGGTATCACCATCACCCTCACCCCGAACACGGTTGATGTTGAATCACAGGCCGGAACAATCAGCATCCCGTCCGGCACCTACAGTGAGATTAGCGCCACCATCCCGCTTATCATCCCCAACATGTCGGTCATGGCAAAGATTTTCCCCTCCCTCGCGCAGAAGGGCGCAGCCGGTAGCAAGGTCACTTTCGGCGCAGGCGACTGTCAGGCAATCACGTCCGAGCCTATCGTAATCCACAATACTTGCGACAAGGACAGTACCAGCGACGTGTACATTCCCGCTGCTCTGATTCAGAACGGCGGCGAGTTCACCGTAGGTTCTACCGGCGACCCTATGCAGGTTGAGCTTGATATTACCATGCTTCCTGATGAAAAGGGTTACGTTAACTTCGGCTGTTCCGACACCACGAAGAAAACCATTTATGACCCGTCCACCATGAGCTATAAGGACGTGACCGGCTCTCAGGCCGCAGTCTCTAAGGCTATCGAAAAGTAAGGACAAGCAGCATGGCAGAAGAAACCCCGATTGTCATTGACACGCGCGAACAGACCGAAGCGCACACGTTGAAGCTGATTACCAGCGAACACCCCGAAGGCATGGTGTTCACAGTGCAGCCAATGGGAGCTGGAACCTATCTGAAGTTCATGGATAAGGTGAAGGCGCTTCAGGCTTTGCAGCAGCAGGATATCAACGGCAAGCAGCTAATGAAGATTCAGTCGGACTTGTGTAAGCTGCTAGTCCCGCTCGTAAGCCCGGAAGAGGAATTCGCAGCGTGGATTACTGAAGCCGAGCAGAAGTACCCTCTCGCCTTCCAAACCGTGATGAAGCAAATTATGCGCTTCGTTTTCGGCAAAGCCTACTTCTAAAGCGGGTTTAGTCGATGGCGGTTCACAAGGTCATTGACGATTTTACGCCGGAGCAGCTGGCAAAACTCAAGGCAATCAAGGCTAAGAGTGGTGCTAGGGCTTCGGCGTTTTATCGTGATAAGGAAATGTTACTGGCCGAGTTCGGGCGATACTACGGTTGGCAAGCCGTTCGTGACGTTATGACGGACAGAGTGGCATACGAGACGTTCATAGCCTTGCTCAATGCAGGGCGTGCGTTGCGGCTCCGTGAACGTATCGAGTCCACGCAGGACACGGCGGCAGCGATCGGAGCAGTCTTAAGCAAGAAACCGGGACAGGCATTACGCAAATACTTGAAGAAACTGGAGAAGGGAATCTAAATGGCTCAGGCAGGCGAAATTAGATTCGATGCGATTATAGACACGTCGGACTATGACAGTGGTGCCAAGCGCATCCAGACGGCTACATCTAAAATCGAGGATAGTGCAGGACAGGCCGACAAGGCAATAGGCGATATCGGCAAGAACGCGGGTAGTGGAGCGCCTAAAATCAAGGACGCATTCTCGAAAACGTTCGACGGTATCGGTGAGCTGGCTGACAGTCTAGGTGTAAGCCTACCGGGCAAGCTTGTCAAAGTCGCGTCCATCGGCGGTGCTCTGGCTGCTGTAGGCGGCGTGTTCAAAACCGGTTTCGACACTGCCATGTCGCAGATTGACGTTCAGGGCACTTTGGACGCTCAGCTAGGCCGCGGCACAGAAGGGGCGAAGAACGCCGGTATGGTCGCAGGCCGCCTATACCGTGAGGGATGGGGCGAGAGCCTAGCCGACGTTGCCGACGTGGCAAGCAATGTCGCGCAGGTGATTCGCGGCATCGGTGAGAACGATTTGCAGACAGTGACTCGCGCTACCGAGGTGTGGGCGGGAACGTTCGACGCTGATGCGGGCGAGTCGATTCGTGGCGTTAACGTGTTGATGCAGAAGTTCGGTCTGAGTGCGACGGACGCAACCGACCTTATGACCAAGGGCATGCAAAACGGCTTGAACTACACCGACGAATTGGGCGACAATCTGGCCGAATACTCGGGACGTTGGGCTGAAGCCGGCACCAGCGCACAAGAGTACTTCTCGCTGCTTCAGGCCGGTGTGGACTCTGGAGCGTACCAGCTGGACAAGGTGGGCGACTTCCTCAATGAATTCCTGACATCGCTTACAGACGGTCGCATGGAAAAAGGCATGAGCGACTTCAGTCAAGGCACCCGAGACGTGTTCACCGAATTTCAGAACGGACGCGCCAAAGCGGAAGACGTGTTAAACGCCGTCATTGGTGAGTTGGGTCACATGACCGACAAGACCAAGGAAGCGAGCATTGCAAGCACCCTGTGGTCTAGTCTTGGCGAAGACAATGCTATGGGCATGATTGAAGCACTTGCCAACGTCCCGAACAAGTATCAGGACATTAAGGGCGCTACCGACGCTGCTGCTGACAGCACTATGAGCATCGGGCAACAGTGGGAAGCGTTCAAGCGTACTCTTTCCGGCATGTTGGGTGACACGTTCACCCCGTTTGTCAAGGAGTTCATCAGCGGCCTTACAAGCATGTCGCAGCAGTTCGTGGCGTTTGTGAACTCTGTTGATTGGAGTTTCCTCGGCAACAGTCTCAACGCCCTTGGCGTGGTATTTGGTACCGCTTTCGCTGCTGTCGTGCCGACGCTGCGAACCGTGGTCGATGCCATGTCTGCTATGTCGCAGTGGTTTGTAGACAATAGCACTGCTGTGACTACCGCGCTTGTGGCTATCGGCGTCGGCTTCGGAGTGTTCAAGGTGGCTTCGATTGTTACGACTGTGGTCACTGCGCTTCAGGGCTTCAGTCTCGCGGCCAATATGGCATCTATCGCGCAGTGGGCTTTTAATGCGGCGATGAGTGCGAACCCGATTATACTGGTGATTTCGCTTGTCGCTGCTCTTGTGGCCGGGCTGGTGTATTTCTTCACACAGACTCAGATCGGCAAGCAGCTGTGGAGTGATTTCACGGCCACGCTTGCGAGCCTGTGGAGTGCGCTTAGCAGCAGACTGATAAGCCTGTGGGGCAATATCACTTCCGCGCTTGCAGCTGCGGGCGGACAAATCAAGGCCATTTGGAGTAGCGTCACGGCGTTTGTCGCCACCGTGCCGGGAAGAATGAGCGGGTTTTTCGCCGGTATCGGTGAGCGTATCGGCGGTTTCTTCAGTGGCGTTGGCAGTGCAATCGGATCGCGGTTCGACAGTGCCGTATCCTACGTTCGTGGTATCCCCGGTAAAATTCGGGCTGCGTTCGGCAATGTTGGGAGCCTGCTGACTGGTGTCGGCAGTGACCTTGTGGCCGGGCTGATTAACGGCATCAGCAGTCGAATCGGCGGCGTTATCGAGAAATGCCGTTCACTTGCCAGTTCGGCGGTTGATACCGTGAAAAGCTTCCTTAAAATCGGCTCGCCGTCGCGCGTGTTCCGCGATGAGGTCGGCCAGTGGATCCCTGCCGGTATCGCCGTAGGCGTTGACAAGGGACTGCCGGAATTGCAGGATACTTTGGCGGCTGGCCTTGATGCCATCATTCGTCCTATCCCGCAGGCTTTGAGCGATGATATGCCGCTGCCGCTATCAAAAATCGACGGTAAGATTGACAGTAGTGTTATGCCGCTCGAAGCCAATACCACGACCACGACCACTGTCAATGCGCCTATCACTGTGCAGACAAGTGACCCGGAAGCGGCTGGCCGTGCCGCTGCGCGTCAAATCAGCTTCTATCTCCTGTGAGGTGATTCATGTTAGCTTTCCCTACTGATAGACTGGATGTCCAGCTAAATCTTAACGGCTTCCGTCTTAATGGCGTGGACTCGCGCGGCGTGTTCTGGCATACGACGTTCGGCAAGGTGTCTGGCTTGTTCGATGGCGTGGGCACGTCGCTCAAAACCACACAAAAGACATGGAACGACGGCGCTTACTCCAATATTCCCGTTCGTGCCGGGCGCACGATCACTATTGCCGGATGGCTCATGGGACAGTGTACGCCTACGCTTGTAGACGCATGGACTGATTTCAAAACCGCACTGCAAGTCGGGGAGCAGCAGTTGCGCGTGACGTTTGACGGAGTAAGCCTAGCCTGCACTGTGATGCAGGCATCTGCACCATTGATTAAGTGGGAGGGGCGTACTGTGCTCTCGTACTCCGTCGAATTGTTCGCTTGTGACCCGCGCCTGTATTCCGACGTGCTATTATCCGCTTCGACCGGTTTGCCGTCTTCAGTCGGCGGCATGACCTTCCCCTATGCATTTGGCGGTGATGGTAGTCAGTGGGCTTTCGCTGAGCGTGTGACAAGCGGCACTGTCACACTCAATAATGACGGCGACACCGATTCGCCGGTGACTATCAAGATAACCGGCCCCGTGGTCAATCCTATGGTCGAGCATTCCAGCGGTAAACGCCTGCAATTGTTGCAGACGCTCGGCGCAGGGCATTACGTTGTCTTCGATGGCAGGTCGAAGCAGGTGCTTTTGGATGGGAGCGACCCGGCGCGTAATGTGCTGTTTCGTGAGTGGGCTAACGCTTCAGTGGGGCAAAACACGTGGCGTTTCAGCAGCGCGGAGTACAATCCGCAAGCACGAATGACGGTTAGCTTCCGGGAAGCGTACATCTGATGGCAGACGGTATTAATTTTCTTGCGGTGTCCTTGGTCGATGGTCACGTCTTGTGTGAGCTGCCCGACTTGCAGGTGTCCGAAATGATAATCCGCTTGGAGGAAGCGAGCAGTACAAGCGCCACACTGCCCTTGCGTAATGCGCCGATTAACTGGGAACCAGCTACCCGCGCATATTGTTGCGCGGTATTGGCCGTCACTGACTCTATGCTTCCCTTGTGGGGCGGCATCGTGGTCAAGCGCAGCAGGGAGCTTGCCGCGGGAACCGTAACCCTGACTTTGGAGACTGTGGAAACGTATTTGGCGCGTTTGTACACTCCAGCCGTGTCGTTTTCCAAGCAGCCGCAGAGCGAGATTTTCCGGCAGCTTGTGGACTCGTGCATGAGCGGCCACGATTTTAATTATGCGCTGGACATTGAGGACAGCAGTGTTATCCGCGACAGGCAATACACGGCGGATAACAAAACGCTTTTGTCGGCCTTGCAGGACTTGAGCAGCGTCATTAACGGCATCGAGTGGGAGTCGTATTGGAGGGCTGACGGCGACGGTTCCTTCACGCCGGTGTTCCATTGCGCGGACAGGCTCGGCGGCACTATGCCGATGCATGTGGCGTTGAGTCAGTTGGCTGCGGCGACTTACCTTGAGGATTACTCGTCTTCGTATGGTGCGAATCGCGTGCAGGCCGTGAGTGGTTCCGGTGATACGGCTTTACGCTCCTCATGGCATCAGGTTGAGCAGACCAGCAGGCCGGTGGTGGATTACATCTATTCCGCTAATGATTCCGTGGTTGTACAGGATACCTTGGAGGGTTACGCATCGCAGAATCTTAAGGCGTTGCAGGACGGCACAAACAGTCTTACCGTGGGGCTGCCTTTGCTGGACAGTCTCAGCTTCTGGACGCTAATACGAATGGGCGACCCGCTGGCGATTGACTTTGATGATGACAATGTGTGTTTCCCCGACGTGCGCGAATATACGGCGCGTATCATTGGGGCTAAATATTCGTTCGGTCAGGGTGGGTGGCTTATCGAGCCGACCTTGCAAAAAATGGAGGAATGATAGTGGGAGGTAAATTCAAGTATTCACTTACCGGCGCTGATGCGATTGCACGCAAATTCGCCATGCAAGATGCTAAGATTTTTCACGCGGCGCTTGGCTCTTCGGCTGTGGCCGCTGCCGTCGATGACGTTAGCGCATTGTCGGATGATACAACAATCGCTGGACGTTTGGAACTGCTAGAATCAAGGGTGGAAGATTTGGAAAACCGTTTGAAAAAACTGGAGATGAAATAATTGGCTATTGTCGCGCACCCATTGACAGCAGTAGACGGCGCACCGGTATACACTGCGCAGGATTATCGTTTTGCCGTCAATCCTTTTATCGCACCAGCTCCGGCAGCTTCCAAGCCGTTCGCCTGCTATCAGGGTGTGCGCGGCGGGGCTGTCTCTCCGCTGGTTAAGATCGATGGCATCACAGTGCTTGTCAAATCTCATGCCGGTATCCTGTGCCCTTGGCAGTCGCATGGCGCATACTCGTATGCCTTCACAACTGACATGTCTGTTAAGGTGCCGGACACCACAGGGTCTTACAAGGTCGCCGTGATTCTCACCGATCCTAGCCTAGGACATGGCGACACGCCAAAGGCCGCGCTTAACGTCTATCCGAGCGCTACGCCTGATGAGTCGATTCCGGGTCTTGTCCTTGCCGTGGTCGATGCAGGTGTGGCAAGCGATGTGGCGTTGCGTCTTAACGGGGATGGCAGCATTACAGTGCCATCCGTGGATGCTTTAGGCTCTTTTAGCGGCTGCGATGGACAAAGAGCGCATGCCGATGGCAGGGATTACGTGCGCACTAGCGGGAAATGGGTTTTCGACGGAGCCTTCACCGAAGCGGACTTTACCAATCCTAACCACGTCGGCTGGAACATCATCCAAATTCGTGGCAGTGTGCATGCTGGTATCGCATCAGGCATGTTCTGGGCTAACCGCAAGACCGAGTGGAACGCGAAAGCGTGGGACAATAGCCCAATTGTCTCCATACCTGACTATCTTAAGGCCGTCAACATTGATACGCATTTTACAACATCATCCAGCAACGTCCTGCTTCAGGTGATTTCTAGCATCATTGCGATACGCCCTGCTGTGGACAAGGTGTTTCATACCGGCGAATGGTATTCGGCGAGCTTCACTTATCAGCTTTTGCCGTAAGGTGGTGTGTCTGTGTCGGGTTTGATCGCCGCGGTAATTGGGTCTAACGCTTTTTTGACTGTCGTGACGTGGCTGTTGCAGCGTGTTGATTCGCGCCGTGACCCTCTGCGCGATGGTGTCCGTGAGCTGCTTTTCTGCAAGCTTGAGGCACTGCACTTGCGCATGGTGGATAATGACGGCGTTATGAGCGTGCCTGACAAGGAGACTGCCGAGCGTATTTATGATTCTTATCATGCTTTGGGTGGGAATGGTGTTGGTACGCGCATGATTGCCGAAATTCGTCAGGCTCATATCAAATAATCATCCAAGGAGGTAAAAATAATGGTTAATACAGCGGTTCAGGCTCTTGCCAAGGCACGACAGGTTCACAGCGGGTATGGTGGCTATTGTCTCAAGTTCGTACAGGACTGCTACGGCGCATCCGCGAAATATCCCAGTGCTATCGCGGCGTGGAATGCTTCGCAGCATAAGCACGTAACCAGCACAACGGCAGGCATTCCACTCGGTGCGCCTATCTATATGACCAACGGCGGACGTTACGGACACGTCGCCATCTACGCCGGTAACGGCCAGATGATTACGACCAACAGCATCACTAACAAGGTCGGCAGTGCATCCGTGCAGGGCTGGGTCAATTCCGGCTACAGGCTGCTCGGCTGGACTTCGGACATCGAAGACCAGATGATCCCGGGACTGGAAGCGGCCACCTCTTCCGTGCTTGCTGTTGACGGCAGCGCCGGAGCGGCTACAGTGCGCCGCTGGCAGCAGGTAATGGGCACTACCGTGGATGGAGTAATCAGCGGACAGCAGCATGTTACCGGCAGGGGTTGGGGGCGTCCGGCAATTGAGCATTCCTTGCGGTATGGTCGTGGCGGTTCCGAGCTGATTCGTCGCGTGCAGCGTGCTTGTGGCGTGATGGCCGATGGTCTGCTTGGCCCTGATACTGTTCGCGCCATTCAGCGGCATCTTGGTGTGTCTGCGGATGGCTGGTTTGGTGCTGGGGCTGTTCGCGCGTTGCAGCAGCGTCTTAACACTGGCCGATTCTGAGAGAGGTGGTGGAGATTATGAAGCATGGCGCGGAGGATGCGCAGGATACTGCTTATACGCCTGTGTTCAACAGCACGGTTCGCACTGTGGTTTATGTTGCCGGGCTTGTCGCGTCCGCGGTTGGTCTTGGCTTTATGACTTTCGGCGATGCCGCGGTTGGCGGTTATATCAGCACTGTTGCGGGTTTGATTACGGCTGGTTTTGGTGTCGCGTATAATCCGCTGCGTGTTAACGGTTGAGCCTGTTACAGGGCTGATTACATGCGTTTAAGGGGGTGGCTGTGTTGGCTACCCCCTTTTTCTGTCTCTATGCTGTTCGGCGTGTTTGCTCATGTTGCCATTTGACAAGAGCGGTGCCGTTCGACACCGTTTGTGTCCTCTTCGATCAGGCATAGCCATGTCGTGCCGTCAGTTTTTACTGTTTGGAGTCGTGGCGTGCAGCAGTGTGCAGGTGGCTGTTGTGGTGGGGCGATTGCGCATATTGCGCATATGCTGAGGATTGCCGCGAATATGGAGATGTTTACACTTATGATTAGCGGTAGATTTTTCATCCTTTATCCTCGCTTTGGTTGGGTACTTCGGACGGCATGGAGCCGGAATAGCCGAGCAGATGACGGCAATAATTGATTACATGCGCATAAGCCGTCGCCATTCCGTCGTAAAAGTTGTATTTCAGCCTTCTTCGTCTGGTACCGGAAGCGTTATTAGCTGCTTCCCACTCTTTTTCCAGATAGTCGATGACTTGTTGTAATGCTTTGTCTTTTTCGGTTACGTTCGTAGCCATGGTTTTCTCCTAGTAGTTTACGGCTTCGGTGCGTGTAATGAAGAAGTGTATGCCGGTAGTGCATTCGACCCAACGGTTAATGTTGAAGCTTTCAACTGTTGCTGTTTTGATTTTCATTATGGTTCCTTTCCTTTGGTTGTGCTCTCAATCATCCATAACCGTCAGCCCCTGCATGAGACTGTGGGACTGTCCGAGTTCCAATTGCATCGCCGGAATGATCAGCCGCGTGCAGAGTTTCGTCTCGTTTTGCACGCGCGGGCATCTTCTGCTGCTTGCCCAGTCTATTAGCTGCGGTTGCGTGCATCCGACTTTGTGCGCTGCTTCGCGCGTGGTCAGGCCAAGCAGCATGATGGCCGTTTTGATTCGTGCGCCTAGCATGATCTCGTCGCATGCGCCGCCGAGTGTTACCGGCTTCCATGTGCCTGCAAGCGTCTTTACTGCCAGTTGGCCGTACCGGTTTTGCCATATTTCGTGGTCTGCTTCGGCGTAGCTTACGAGTGTCCAGTCTGGTTTGTGTTGGTTTCCCATGTTTTATCCTTCCTGTGGTGTCGGTATTTGTGTTGTGTGGTGTGGGGCGTGTCTCTTGGCACGCCCCTTAGTGGCAGATTCTTGTACTATGCTTCAATCAGTGTGTAACGTCCGTAGGTTTTGAGGAATCTACCGAGCTTAAGGCCATAGTGTGCGAGCTTTTCGTTAGCTGCGGCTTCCCATTCCTCGTTAGCTGCGGCTTCCCACACTTCCCCGTGTGCCCTACGTGGCAATCCTTCGACTCGCTCGATATAATGGTATGTGACATCACTTTCTAAATCGATGTGCCATTCATGGTCAGAGCCGAACCAGAGTCGATTACCGGTGATACCATCCTTAATAACGATGGCGGTACGTGTGATGTCGCCGTAGATGGCAACTGGCTTGATTAGGACGGCCTTATTGTGGGTGTCAATTGCTGTGAGCATTGTTTGTCCTTTCCTTGGTTTGGTTGATAACTACGATATTACTCTACCTGTGCCAACGACACGCAGAGGAAACAAAAAAGAGGGGCGATTTCTCGCCCCTCCCTCAACGCTTACAACGTGCCTAACGTCGTGCTGCAACCGGCCTTATGCCGGTACATGGCACACACGCTGATCGACACCAGCAGGCCACGCAACCCAGTCTTACGCGCCAACAGCAGCCACGTGATACCGCCGAAGATTGGAGACGCGCACCATCCGCAGTCTGTGAGCTGCCGCAGGCTCTTCGCGGCCTTTGCCTGCTTCGTGTTGCCGCGTTCTTCCGCGGCCTGTGTAGCTTGCGCCACGGCTTCGCGCCACACATCGCGCATGTCTGCAAGCCTGTAGCCGAATCCGGGCGTGAGCTGCGCACAGGTCAGGAAATACCCGGCTGCGAGTCCTGCCACGATTGCCTTTTCCATGATTCATTCCTCCATAGCGTCGAAGAGTTCGGCCACATTGTGACACGCCTTGCCATCGTAAATGAGTGCTGGGAAGCTGCTTGTAATCTCAAGCACATCATCCCACCTAGTGTTACCCGGCTGCACGACTATCAGCCTTGTGCCACTGTCTGCGAGTGCGTGGCGCGCCCTGTGCAGCATGTCACTTGCCTGCGGGTCGCATTGCACGCAGCCGTCGAAGGCGAGGTATACGACACCTTTTGCCAATCCTTGCATGCTTACCACTCTTCAGTCTCACCAGCGAAGGTCTGCACGGAAAACTTGTTAGATAGCATGTCTGTGTAGGCCAGTGTGTTTCGTCCGCTTTCCAGCTGCTTTTCCACTTTGTCCTGCACGTCTTCGCGGCGTACAGGCATGACCACGTGAGATAGATTGCAGTACACGCGATCGTCCAGCATCGTGAAATAGACAGTCTCAAGACTGTCATTCACAGCGAAATACTGAAGCACCTGAGCCTTGTACGTATCAGGCACGAAGTCGAAGGCCGTCAAATCAGCACGCAGCACATCCGGGAAGAGAGCAAGCAGCATGTCATGGAAAGCATCGGTGGTGCCCACTGTCTTGTCGCCCGAATGCAGGTCATGCCATAGACCATACGGCACTACGGCCATGAGATGATTCCTAGTGCCGAGCGACTTCGCTTCAAAAGCAAAAGTCGGTTGCTCGGCCTTCTCGTGCGCGTCGGGGCTGATTGCGATTCGCTCATCATCATCACGAACCCACATGCCCGTATCAAATTCCACTGTGGCCGTGTCAATGCCGAGCTTTTCGCACGCCTGCCTGATGTTCTCGTTTTCCAACCTGTGACCGCGTGCCATGGGCGGTTCGCCGTCTGCGGGGTCTGCCCACATCTCGGCAAGGAAGCTCCAGAATTCGGCGGGGACTTTCAAACGCTGATTGTCTACTCGCGCCTGTTCGGCCTTATGCAGGTATTCGATTCGTTTCGCGTCGGTCTTGGCCTTCTCCGCCATGGCTTCAAGCTTCGCCACGTCCTTCTGTGCGTAGTGTTCCATGCTCAACGCTCCGGCCTTCGTGCCGGTGATTTTGCCGATGCGCTGTCGCAGCCATGCGTCGGTGTCCTGTGATTGTGAAATGTCGATGATGTGCATGATGGTTTCCTTTCATTGGGTGAGGTGGGGCACCCGTGGTGGGTGCCCCGTGGTTTTGGTTAGAAGTTCTTGAGGTCGTAGTAGAGGGCTGCAACGTCGCCGTCGCTCATGTCGCGGGCACCACCTTCTTCCATCACTTCTTCTACGCCGTCCTCATCGTAGAAGTATTCAGACCACAGCAGGCAGGATGGTTCGTCTTCGTCGTAGGCGGCATAGAAGATTCGCCCGTCTTCGAATTCGATTCGTAGCGTGTCGCCTGCATAGATTCCATCTTCGACGCTCGTGCTGCGGATGTCGTTGGTGGTGTTGTGGAGGGTGCTGCCGATGGTCTGGAGGGTTGGGGTGGTCATTTCTGTTTCCTTTCCTTGTTGGTTGATAACTCTGATATTACTCGCCATCTCCATGCGACACGCCGTGAACCGGAAAATCCACTGGTTTTTTTTCGTCGGCAGGCTGGGACTGCATCACACGACTATTCCTGCCACGCTCCGGCCTGTCATGCTTGGCATAGCCGCCCTGTTCGATGGCAAGCACTGCGATACTTGCGATGGTCGCAAAGCAGCAGCACACGGCAAGCACAAGGCACTCGGCAGACCAGTCATAGGCACCCGAGAACGCAAGGCCAAGAGTGAAGCTGGCACCGACAAGACCGAAGATAAAGGCGCTGAAATCAAGCGCGAACTGCTTCATGTCACTCACCCGCCTTAACGATCTGCGCACGAATAGCCATGATATCGGCCTTGGTCAAATCTTGCGGACGGGTCACAGGATGCCCGAAGTTGGTGGACTGGACTAGCTGGCGTATATCCACCCCCGCGGCTTGCGCGTCGCTGCTTACGGCCTGCCAGTCTTTTGCGCTGGCTTTCGCCTGTCCCGAGTGTGATTGCGTCGCACCGTAGCCGTCATCATCCTTTTCCGGGAAGATGCCGAGCGCAGCGTACAGGCTATAGCGTCGCGCATAGGTTACGGCGCTGCCTACGGCCTGCGGGTCGCTAAGCACGAAGAACGGATAGGAGCCGACTGTGAGCGTATCCGCTTCATCGAAGATAACCGTGCGCACGATGCCAAGCGGCTTATCTTCACCCGACACGTATTCGACGGCTTGATAGAAGCCCATGCCATGCTTGGCGAAGACGGGTTTCACGCCCTTCAGCAGGGTGTCAAGGCCGAGGTACTTGTATTGGCGTTTGCCTGCGTCGGCTCGCAAATCGGTGACGAATGTCGGGATGTCCTGTAGGAGCTTGGCGTACTTGGTGTTGAGGTTGCTGGTCATTTTGGTTTCCTTTCCTTGGTTTGGTTGATAACTACGATATTACTCTTGGTTGTCAGTAGCGTCAAAACGACACGCCGAATAATCCATAAAACGCGCCGAGACAATCTCCTTGTCACGCCACAAGCCAAGCGCACACTTGATTACATGACCCGTGATATCCACAGGCACAGTCGCATACACATCGACGCCACGGCAACCAAGACGCCGCAAGAAATCGCAGCAGGGACAGTCGCCCGTCCACCTGTACTCGCGGCCATCATCCAAAGTCACAGCCCAATCCCCGCCGTCTCGCACGATAACACACGTTTGCGAGTCCTTGAGCGCATGGACGGCGAGAGCACTGGCGATCCGTCGCGCTCGCGGACTGCCGTTGGTCGGCAGGTCTGGCATTGGAAGGCGCACGTCATCCACGGTCAGGTCGCACGGCTCCCCGGCATCGAAGAAAGTCGCCACCATGTCGTGCCAACCGCCGTCCGGTGCAACCGCGTCTATGCGCACGTCGTACATGATGATGCCGAAGTTGCCGCGATACCTGCGTACCTCGCACGCTTCGACATACCATCCATATTGGCCGAGATAGTCGGCAATCCTGTCCCCGAGCTTCTTCACAACCTTGTTCACAATGCTTCTCCGATTTCCTTGGTGGTGATGGTCCCCGTCCAGATTTCCGGTGCCTTGTCCATGATTGCCTTGGAGTCATCAATAAGACAGTCGATAACATAGTTTTCGGCCAAGAGTCGCAGCCCATAATCTTGCTGCACGTGCTTTTCAAGCACGATGTGCCCGGCCTTCTCGTACCATTCCGCAAGCTCCCAGAGCATTCGGGAGATTTGCATTTCGTCTGTCCATGCTTCCTTGCGCCATTGCTTGCCGTCTAGGTAGAGCGTTGCGTCTCGTAGCCATCTGTGGTCGTCGCGGCTGGTGATGATGCAGACCCTGTGCTGTTTCATTATCGTTCTCTTTCCTTGTTTGGTTTAATGTTTTTCGGTGTGTGTGGGGCGTGCCGAGAGACACGCCCCTAGTCTGTGTCAGGCTTCTACCAGCTCGTACCTGTCCCCGGCCTTCTCATCGAATGCGCCGAGCTTAAGCCCGTAGTAGTCAAGCAGCTTGTTTGCGGCTGCTTCCCATTCCTCTTCGTCAGCGCCGTACACGCCTTCGACTCGCTCAGCGGAATGTGCCGCGTCGCCGTCATATGCCGAATCGGTATACCATTCGCGGGTAATGTCGCTGTATGCGAGGGGATTCCCGGTGTTGCCATCAACGATTAGCAGCGTGTCGTATGCGTTGCTCGCGTAGACGGCGACGGGCTGAACGTCGATAACTTCGTTGGTGTTTAAATCGATTGCGGTAGTCATTTTGGTTTCCTTCCTGTTGTCTGGTTGATAACTCTGATATTACTGCTGATTGCGACACGACACGCCGATAACCAGGAAATCCCATATCACGAGCCAGAATTAGACACAAGCTCTATACCCTCACCAATCCACCGCATCACAGGAACGGCCATGGAATTACCCAGGGCTTTGTAACGCTTGGAATCTGGCGCGTGCTCGGCACCACGCCACGGCACATCCGTATACCCGTCAGGGAAGCCTTGCAGTCTTTCGCACTCGATAGCCGTAAGCCGTCGAACGGCAAACCCTGGCGAGTTAACGAAGCACGCGCTTTTACCGTCATGCGCTGTCAACGTGGGCGACAAATCATGGCCGACACTAAGCGTGCTTGAGTCAGTCGAGCAATACGGTGGATTGATAAAGCAAGCTCCCCGCGCATCCATCGTGGTCAAAGTCGGAGCTATGTCATGGCCGACGCTCATATGTACGCCGGTATCCGACGCGCAATAAACGCGTTGCTCTAGTCTTTGGAGTCCTGGAGTGCTGTCAATGCTGCAAGATGCCGATCTAGAGCTTGCATTAGCTCGCTTGGCAAAGGCTTTGCGCGCTTCCGCGCTCGATTGATAATCCCAACGCAGGCTCTCTCGCTCAAATAGTACCGGTGCGGCACGTCGCCAGTCTCTAGTATTGACAACAAGGAACACACGTCTGCGTCGCTGTGCCACTCCGTAGAATTGAGCGTCAAGCACCCGCCATGCCGCCCCGCCATCAGGCCAGAGTTCGGCCACGCCTGCGAGCAGTGAGCCGAAAGCGCGCCCTCCATCTGCGGATAATACGCCGGGAACGTTTTCCCATACAATCCATTCTGGATTAATTTCATGGCAAGCTCGGAGATATTCGAGCATGAGCCGGCCGCGCGGGTCATCCAACGCCTTCCTGAGTCCTGCGATGCTGAATGCCTGGCAGGGGCTTCCTCCGACCACAATGTCAACTGCTCCACGGTATTTGCTCCAATCTACTTTTGTCATATCTCCAAGGTCAGGCACTCCTTGGTAGTGGTGTGCGAGTACCGATTTTGGGAATGGGTCTATTTCAGAGTAGGCGACTGCTTCCCAGCCTAGTGGTTTCCAAGCCACGGTTGCTGCTTCTATCCCGCTGAAAAGGCTTATGTATTTTAGCGGTTTCATTGCGTGTTCCTTCCTTTTTGGTGACAATATTGATATTAGTCGCTCTCACAGGCGACACGCCGAGGATACGAAAAAAGGCGGCACGCCTAGAACATGCCGCCATGTGTACCATTCGCCGGTGCCCCGACACGGCTGGCACTACCGCTGGCAGCGGTTGGTGCGCATCCTTGGAGATGCGTTCTGCCGTACAAACACCATTATACGAGCTTTAGTCGATCCGCGCCGAACGGCATAAAAATCCCCCCACCTGAGTTGTACTTGCTTTGGGCAGTCCCGAAGCCCTCTAGTGGGGGGTGCTTTTCCTATGCACAACTACATGTGCAGGAGACGCATAGCTGTAATCTTACCAGACAGACAAGAGAATCATGCCACTTGTCACGTTGGATACACAAAACGTTCACACGCAATCACAGGCCAAGCAATGACTTCGCGCTCATAATATTGCGCTCCATCTTGCGAGTGCGCCTATCCGCTCCAGTCACCTCGATAGGAACACACATCTCCTTAAGACGGGAGTAGACGCGCTGGCGTCGAATGTCTGCGGGGTCGGCAAGCTCGCCAATGGTGAGGTTGGTGGTGACGACTATTGGCAGGCCACTACGATACCGTGCGTCGATGATGGTCATGACCTGTTCCCATACATACTCAGTGTTCCGTTCAACGGCCATGTCATCGATTACGAGCAGGTCGAAACGGCTCAGATTGTCGATGTATTTCTGTCGCCCGTCGAAGCTCTCTTGCAGCCTGTTGATGATGCGGGTGAAATTGGTCATCATGCACGGTGTGCCATTGTCTATCAGGGCGTTGGCTATGCACGCTGCCGCGAAGCTCTTACCGCAGCCTACGTTACCGTAGAGCATCAGCCCGGTGCCGTTTGAGCGCATGGCATCGAAATTAGCCACGTACTTGCGTGCGATGCCCATAAGATTGGTGTTGCCGCCATCATCATTAGCAAACGTCCATTTGCGCATCTCGGCGTCTGGGAAGCCGGTACGTCGCATACCGTCCAAGTATTGCATTCGGTCGCGCTTGCGTTTTTCCTCGGCTTCGATGCGATTATGCTCTACGACGCATTTGCACGCGCATGACAACACCTTTATCTTGCCAAGAAACGGCTGGCGTACCTGCTTTTGCGTGTGGCATTTGCCGCACATAAGCAGCCCGTCCGCATTACGGTAGTCGCCTTCCTGTTCGGCGTATTGTTGTGCGGCACGTGCCGCGATACTGCCAAAAACGTTGTTCGATTCCATTGCTTGTATCTCCTTTTCATGCCTTGAATTGGCTCATGAGTTCCATTGCCCTGTCACGTTCGGCCTGTGTTTCGCGTCGGTCGGCGGGGAGGGTAACGGCCTGCGCCTGCTGCTTATAGCCTTGGCTTTGGTAGGTTTTGATGGGATAAAACGCGTTCCAGCCACGACGGATTACCTCGGAAAGATAATCATCTACACTCATGTTGCTTTGCGCTGCATAGGCATCTAGCTTGTCGATATTGCGCTTGATCGCGTTGTCTGTCATTGCCGCTCGTTTCGCCTTACGGTTTTGCAACCACTCGCCTAAAAGCTCTTTAGTGGTGGCATTGGACGTGTAGGCATCAATAATCGCGTCGAAGCTATGACGCTTTCTTTCTTTCTTTTTTACAGAGGTGTTTACACCAGAGGTTACACATGTGTTTATATCTGGTATAGGTTCGTCATTTTTGACACTTTGATTTGTCACATCTGACATTTCCATTTGTCGTTTTTGACAAATGGATGTGTCAATACCGAACAATGCTTCTGACTTTTCCGTAAGTGTGTACCATTGCGTTCTGTCGTAAGCCGATTTATTGTAATTGCCTACGATAATCAACCCTTCTTCCCTAAGCTTGTCCAAGGCCGTGCGAATACCGCGTGCCTTGATATACGGAAACAGCTCCTCGAACGCCTTCATACTATTGAACGTCCAGTAATGCCCATCGTGGTAGTTTTCCTCGTTTGCCTTGTTGTGCTCGCACCAATGCGCGATGTTCTCCAAGATGATAGCGGCGTTAACGCCGACCATTTGAGCAACTTCAACATCGAAGACATGTTTTTTCATAATCAATTACCATCCTTTGGTAAAAATAATCCCGCCACCTTCCGATTCTCGTCCAATCAGAGGGTAGCGGGATTGTCGCGTTAGGTTATGACCCATCACGTTCGATGGGACGAGCATCTAACGCGACGTTGCTTACTATTATACACGATGTTTTAGGTTCCCTTGTCGGCGTGTCCATTATGCAGACACGTGCCGTATTGGCTTCAATCAGCCGCGACACGCCGAAGTCTATGCCACGTAGTAACGTTGGAAACGTCCAAAAAAACAACCGAAAGGAACACACCATGAACGACCCGCGAATCATCATCGAAAAAGGCCGACTCACCGGCGAACCGGAAATAAAGCAGACCAAGACAGGCAAGACAATGCTTGTCTTCACAGTCGCCGGTAACGGATCGCATAAGGACAAGACCACAGGCGAATACGTGAATGATTGCCAGATTTTCGTGCGCTGCACCATCTGGGATACCGCACTGTTCCCCAGCATGCAGCAGCTGCTGCACAAGGGTACTTTGGTGCGTCTTGACACGGCTTTCGACTATCAGGTGCGCGACGGACGCGACGGCGTGCCACACGTGTACTTTGATGCGAAATTCCCCGAAATTTCGGTGCTCCCGTCGAAGTCCAAGCAGCAGGCACCGCAGCAGTCCTACCAGTCCGCAGCTGCACCACAGGCGGCTGCTGGCGGCGACCCGTGGGGAACGGAATTCTGATAGGCAGGAGCTGAGACTATGGAACAGGAACTGAGAATAGAAGCCATTGGAATGCGCCCCGCGCCCAAAGGCTCATACCGTTTCATTCGCGGCCATGCCATCCCGATGAGCAAGCGTGAGAAGCCGTGGCGAACGATGGTCAAGACTGCGGCACGTGCCGCGATGATTGATAAGGACTGGTGTCACGTCGAAAAACCCGACTTCGTATGTGTCTGCATCGCCTTCCGCATCAAAGCGCCGAAGCGTCTTATCGAGAGTGCCGGAACCGTACACCCTTGCGCTGCTCCGACTAATCCGCCCGACATCGACAAGCTTGCCCGTTGCGTGCTGGACGCTCTCACTGATGCGGGTGTGTGGTGCGATGATTCGCAGGTGTGCGAGCTGCATTGCAGTAAGTGCTACGTGCCTACCGCCGAAGAAGAGGGTGCAGCAATTACCGTCTTTCATTGCGAGGGCGGCGTAGTGGAGACTGAAGAGTGGAAGTGAGTTTGAAAAATGAAGAGATTTCTTAGGGAATTGCCGAGGGTGCTCGGCGCACTGCTTGGCTGGCTTGCGCTGTGCGCTGCATCGCTGCTGTTTGTCCTTGCCGTCGTTGCTTTGGCTAAAGTCCTGTGGATGGTGGTTGCAATATGAGCCGGAGACGTGACCTAAGTATGCAGGCCATGCTTACGCAGATTGAGCTTATGTCAAGGCCGCATGTTATCGTTGATTTGCATAATCCAGAGATTCACCGCATGGTGCAGGAATTCCGCCGACCTAAGGCGAAGTGGGAGCGGCCTTTGCAGCATAAGTGGGCGCAGCCGCACGACTTGCAGGACGTGCCAGACCGGTATTCGGAAGCGTGGAGTCCTATGGAGCTTTTCGACTGACCATGATACGACACCCCTAGCCCTAAGTGGTTGGGGGTGTTTTGTTGTCTGTGGCTTCCGGTAAAATCGAAAACATAAGGCAATAAGCGTGATAACCACGATTGGAGGTAAAGGAATGGCAAAAAAGGGAGTTGTGCGTAACCCGACTGGTAAAGGCGGTTTTGGGGATCACCCGGAGAACGCGGCACACGGCAGGTGGAATAGTGCCGACTCGTATTCGTACAATGTGCAGAAGTATGGCCGTATGACCGATATCGAACTTCAGGAGATAATTTTGAAGTCGAAGTCGGGCGAGTTGACACAGTTTCAGAAGGCCGCTTTGCAAACCGTCCTCGATATGAACGGCAAGGACGGTTGGAAGAAGCTTGTCGATACGGTAGACAGGTGCGACGGGCGTGCCATGCAGCCGGTTGAAAACCATATCGACTACACTCCGCCGACCATTAATGTGCAGTTCGTGGGTGATGATAATGACTGATCGTGACTGTTTCTTCATTCGTGATTATGTCGAAGACAGGTGTTTTGGTTTTGATAAGGCTGATTGGCCTTACACTGGTGGCGCTCAGCATGCGGATGCCATTAGCCTGCGTTTCGGCAGGTGTGTCGCTGACTATTGCAAAGCGCATTCCATCACGCTCACTAAATCACGATACGTCGACCCATTGACAGGGTATAGGACTGGGTTAATGCGCGTAGTACCCGAGTATCTACGTCCACTTGTAGATAGCCTGTGGTATGATTGGGCTAAGAAACATTCTGAATATTTCGGAGGGAACGCCGTATGATTTGAGTCTGACCAGTGTCCGTGTATAATTGATTATTGGAATTCGTTCATAACAAAAAGCGCGCACTATTCGGCTTGTCGTATGGTGCGCATTGGAGCGTTGCACGAGTGGCTTAAGTGGGCACCCTGCTAAGGTGCTAACCGATAATGGTTCAGGGGTTCGAATCCCTTACGTTCCGCGATGCCCGGCGGTTATGGCGGCTGGCGGGTATTGGCTGCTTGCGCGTTTCGGCTCCTTTCCTCGCAGGCAGCCGGTTTGGTGATAAAGCCTTCACATTGTGGAGGTTGGTAGCCCCTAGTCTTCGGGCTGGGGGCTATTCTTGTATTATGGTCGATTTGAGTATTCCAGCGGCGTATGAGCCGCTATTATGGTGGACTCGCTCAAGTGTCCCGCCCTATCGTTATTATGTGTATGAGGGCGGTCGAAGCTCAGGCAAGACAACCACCATATGCCAGTCTCTCGTATTGCGTGGCGCTGTAACGCCGATTCGCGTCCTGTGCGCTAGGGAGTTCCAAAACTCCATCAGCGAGAGCGTTAAAAAGAGCCTTGAAGCAGCTATAAAGACGCTTGGCCTAGGCGGCTACACCATTACCAACGACGCTATCACGCACATCAATGGCACGTCGTTTATCTTCAAGGGCTTGCATATCGACGCGGAAACAACCGTCAAGGGTCTAGAGGGTATCGACGTGTGCTTCATCGATGAAGCACAGTTCATTAGCAAGCATTCGCTTGACATCCTGCTGCCGACCATCCGAAAAGAGGGCAGTACGATTATCTTCGCGCTTAACCCTTTGACCCCGGCTGATGAGGTTATGACCCGTTTCGTGACAAAACCAAACCGAGAAGTAAAGTCGCGTACCGTGCATAGGCACGTGACCTACAGGACGCTGCTCCGCGCCGGACTGCTGCCAAACGAGGTATTGAAACAGGTCAAGGAAGCGAAGGACTCGCCAGACTTCGCCCACATCTGGGAAGGTGCGCCGATCGAGGACGTGGCGAACCGTATCATCTCATGGCAGCAGCTGGTAGGCGCGGAAACCGTCGAACACGCCGAGGGGGGTGTTGTATTAGGTATCGATGTGGCGCGACTCGGTTCCGACCGTACCGCCGTGGCCGTCAATCAGGGCGGCACGATAGTAGACTTGGTGAGCTGGCATCATACAAGGCTTACCGAATCGGCGGAGACTATACGGCAGCTTGCAGACAGGTGGAAACCTACCGCGATTAACGTTGATGATTGCGGCGTTGGTGGCGGTTTGACTGATATGCTTTTGCAGTCTGGTTTGCCTGTGCAGCCTGTCAACAGCGCAAGCCGTGCCAAGGATAGCGTGAGGTACCCGAACATCAATAGCGAACTTTGGTTCGATTTTTCCGAAAAGCTGCAATCGGGTGCAATCCGTATCAACTCTGCATTACCGGACAAAAACGCATTGTACGATGAGCTGAGCACGCGAAGCTGGAAACTCAACGCCAAGAACCAACGGCAGGTGCAGCCGAAGGCCGAATACAAGCAGTCGAATAATACCGGTTCGCCTGATTTGGCCGACTCCGTGCTTTTGTCAGCCTATGAGCCTGCGAAGTATACAAGCTGGATTGTCGATGTCGTGTGAGCGTAATTGATAATGATTATAAATAAGCGCTCCGTAGGTTTAGGTATCCGCATCTATAATTAATAATGATTATCAATAAGCCTAATGAAAGACGATAATGAGCAAACTCATGTACAAATTGCGGAGCTTCTTCAACCGCCCTGACCCGCAGACTTTTGCCGGTGATTGGACGCGGATAAGCGGCAGTGGGGCACAGGTGATTCCACCCTATGACGCTTACGCGCAGATTTTCCCCTACAGCAATGTAATCGCGTCGCGGTTCGCTACGATTATCCCCTACGCCGTAGACAATCAGGGCAAGCGCATCAACCCGGCACCCACGGCGCTCCGTGCCCTCTACGCGCCCAATGACCAGTTCTCTTGCCTTGAGTTTCTGAAATTCATCGCCAATTCGATTCTTACCCAGTCGCATCTTGATATTCTCATTTGGACTAATCAGGGCGGGCACATTCAGCCGGGCGGCGAGGTCACGCCCGACAATATCGCCGGTTACACGTTTTTGCCGCAGGACAGCCGCCAGTGGGACAGCTCGCACACTACTTGGACGCACCGAGTAACAATGAATATCGGTGGCAGGTTGGAGACTCGCACCTTTACACGTGATGAGACAATCGCGCTCAGTTATTCGGCGCATCCGCTCGACCCGTCGCGTGGCATCAGCCCGGCGCAGACCATCCGCAAATGGGCGAACGTCGATGATATGATCGCGGATTACGAGCGCGGCTTTTTCGCCAACGGAGCTGTTCCCGCTGGCATGATGGGTATTGTCTCCGCAGATGCGACTGACTTCCAGCGCACTAAATCGCAGCTTGAAAACGCTTTTCAGGGTGCGGGGCGGAACAACGGCGTTGTCTACAATATGATCCCCGTCGACCCGATTACCAGCAAGCCGTCTGATACGGGGAAGCTGGTGTGGGTCCCCTTCCAGCAGGCAAATAATAGTCTTGACTTGGCAAGCCTGAACAACGTGGTGAACAACCGTCTCGCAAGTGCTTTGGCCGTGCCGGATATCGTGCGCGGTATCGACAATGGACAGACCTACGCCAACGCGGAGCAGGCCGAGCGTTCCTTCGTTGAAAACACTTTGAAACCGCTGTGTATGACGGTGTGGGATAAATTCCAGTTCGAGCTTGATCGAATCACCGGCGGACTCGGATACGGTATCAATTTCACCCTTGACCTTCCGGCGCAGACGGATGTGCGCAAGGTGCAGGCCGACACGCAGGCCGTACAGGTCGAAACGCTTATCAAGCTCATTAACGCGGGTGCCGCTGTAGACTCCGCCGTGGAAGCCTTGCACCTGCCGGAAGAGTACAAGGCGTTGGAGCTTAAGCCTGCCGCGCCGTCGCTTTTCTCACGTCCCGCAGCCCCGCGACTTCAGGCCGCTAAACCGGAGCCTGATACGAAGCCTGTAAAACCAGAGGTGGAAGAGCCCACAGTAGCCAAGGCCGCAAAACTGGTGCGCGAATACTACCGTGACCTGATTGACATTAATCTGGCCGCGCATGACTTTGCCAAACCCACCGTGGATAGTGGCGAGATTCAGGCCGAGCTAGTCGACGGCCTTTTCTCCGTCTATGAGCCTGAAATAATCGCCTACGCCAACGCGACTGGCAAGACTATTATTCAGGCCATGCAGGAGCTTGCCGCCACTAATCCGGCAATTGCGGAGATACTGGACGCTTACACGCCCGCGCAGCTTGCCGATATTATCAAGTGGGGCGCATTGCCTGAAACATTCGAGCAAGCCTACCGCAGGCAGCTCACGAAGACAGTAGCAGCCGTGACCGATACCGCAAATAAAAGCATTGCGGAAATCATCGCTCAAGGCATCAAAGACAAGCTCGACTACAGGGAGCTTGTGAAGCAGCTGCATGGCCTGCTTGACAATGACCGCGCCGAACTGCTGGCGGCAAACGAGCTGCGCAACGCGGAGCGATTGGGCAGCCTGTACAGCGCGAAGAACCTAAGCAATAAGACAGGCGTAACCCTGAAAAAGGTATGGCATACCAGCGGACTCGATTCAGGAAGCGAACACAAGCCCTGCCCATTCTGCGAGCATATGGACGGCAAGGTGGTCGGGTTGAGCGAGACTTTTTTTGCTGAGGGTGATTCGATCGACATCGACGGCGAGACATACACGAACGACTATGCTTCGATGGTCACGGCTGCGGCTCACCCGCGCTGTCGCTGCACCCAGACATACGAGGTGGCCTGAATGGATATAAAATGCAAAAAGTGCGGGAGGTTTCTGGGGTCTACCGAGCATAGCTTGCAAGTCATGCTCAAGTGCCCTAACTGCCGTGCTTATCTCGCCTATCACGTCACCATGCTAAGTGAGAACCATTCTCAATATCATGATAGTATTGGGCATAGAGCATAAGCCCTAGAAGGACGCTCAAAAACAAACGTAAGGAAGGATGAATGAAACAGACCATCGTATGCGACGCTCACAGCGCAAGCAGCGACGGCAAGATGTTGACATTCCTCGCCAACAGCGGCAAGAAGATGACAAACGGCTATACCGTAGACCTGCAAACCTTGCAGGCTCCGGTAGACGGCGGACTGCTCAAGCCAGTAACTGAGCTGACCGACTCCGACAAACTCACGCTACCGCTGCTTGTCGACCACATGCCGAGCATCACGTATCAGGCCGGTATCATCGAAAAACTTTGGATCGATGATGACGGGCTAATGGCACGCGCAAGACTCAGCAGCAACGAGCCGGGCGAGGGTATCCGCAAGCTTGCAAGCGAAGGGATGTTAACCAATTCCTTCAGCATCACTATCGACTTCGACGCTGAGCCAGACGAAAACGGGGTAATCCGTAACGCCGAGCTGGTCGAAATCAGTGTAGTCTACCGTGGCGCAGACAGCAAAGCCGTGTTTCACAGTATCAACAACCGGGGAGGAAAAACAATGAAAATCAAGAACAATCTCACCAAGGACGAAGCGCAGGCGCTTATCGATGAGCTGACCGACGCCATCCACGATTTGACCGAGAAAACCGACGACGACATGCCGCCGGAGGAACCGGCGCAGTCCAACGAGGCCGAAAACAGCAAGGAAGGTGACGCTACCGTGTCCAATGGTCGCACTAACATCATCATCAACAGCGCCGGAGCAGCACGCCAGTCCCTCGCCAAAACCAATGACCCGCTGGACGAATGGCTGAAGAGCGAAGACGCTACCAAGGCATACGAGCAGGCATTGTGGAAGGCCGACAATCAGGGCGTTAACGGCTTCAAGGCCGCTTGGCGCGAAGAGCTTGCACGCCACGCCTACGTCAACAATTCCAGCATCGATGAAGCAAGCGTGACCAAGCTTGTCCCGACCTCGGTCATTACCGAGATCGAAGACGCGCTCAACAAGGCAAGCGAACTGTGGCCGCTGTACCGCAAGCTGGACGTTGACAGCTTCACGGTCGGCGCTCAGCTGGCCGGGCTGACCGATGATACCCGCGCCCACGGCTACAAGGTTACCGACTACGGCACCAGCAAGAAGACCCAGAAGTTCAATCTGGTTGAGCGCAAGATTGCCGCAGATTTCGTTGTCAAGTACGCAGTGCTGAACAAGGGCGATATCAGGCGCACCGACAAGCCGGGCGCGCTGGTGAAGTACCTGCTGAGCGAGATGCCGAACTACATCTTGCACGCCATCGACCGACAGATTATTCTGGGCGGATACACCGACATGGACTTCTTCCGTTCGGTGCAGACCGACGCGAAGGACAGTTCGAGTGAGTCCGCCGGTAAGAACTTCGCGCTCTCCGCCACCGAAGGCGACCGAGCCAACCTTGTCCTTGACGTGGTGGGACTCGCTTCCAAGATTACCGCCACCGGTACCAAGGTGCTGGTAATGAGTCCTGAAACCAAGGTCGACGTTATCACCGCCGCGGACGGTATCGGCCGACCGCTGGTCGGCTACGGCAATGATAATCTTGCCGCCTACTTGGGTGTCGATAAGGTCATTACCCCGGACTGGTGGACTGATGCTGATGACGCGAAGACCCGCGCCGTCGTGATCGTGCCGGAAGCCTATGGCGTGGTCGGTGATACGTCCATCAGCGCGTTCACCAACTTCGCACTCAAGACCAACGAACAGGAATACCTTAGCGAAATCTTCGCGGGTGGTGCCCTGACCAAGGTCAAGAGTGCAGGCGTGCTCAATCCGAAGACCGCGTGACACGCCCGGTAGCCGCCGAGCCTGACTAGACTAGGGGGGTGGACAAGCGTCCGCCCCCTAACGCATAATGAAACACACTCACACTAAGGATTAACAATCATGACAACCGCCTATTTGCACCTGACCGACACCGACAAGCCCGAGTCGCAGACCGCCATCACCGCAAGTTTCGTAGATGAGAACGGCAAACACATCGGCGGCGGCGGAACTACCGAGATTCACACCGATGATACACTTGCCGGAACCGGCACCACAGGCAATCCGCTGAAGCTCTCCGATGCAACCAGCCAGAAGATTACAAAAGCCGGAACACTGACAGCCGATAACCTGCTTAACCCTGCCCCGACTGAGATTATTAGTGGGAATTTCAAAGGGGCGCAAATCATGCTTGATGACTCTTCCAAGTTGTACGTTCTGGTTAAGGCTGGTGGCGGCTTAAGTGTCTCCAATGATGGCCCCTGGAGCTCTGTAACCGCACCGGCCATTACAGCGCTTCAAGCAATCAGTACTCTTGCGGAATCGGCTTCTCTTTCCGATGTGACCGCGAAAGTTAACGAAATGCTCAACGCCGTGAAAAACGCTACCGCTGCCAACATGGCAAACGATGCAATCACCGACCCCGGTATTGGCGAACCGTCAATCATGGATAGTGAGTGACACAGTAAAAAGGTAAAATAGTAGGGACACTCGTAATGAGTGCCCCTATTCTTTTTTGGAGGGACACATGAGCTTTATACCAATCGAAAACATCGGCGGCGAACTGGCGCGGGAGTGGCTCCCGACTGTGCTTCCAGTGGTGAGTAACATCCTATGCGGTGCCATGGTCGTGGAAAAGACAGGCGAAAGCGAAGGTATTGTACAGGCCGACGGCCTGACTGTGGAACTCGGCGCATGGTATTCAGCTGTGCAGTCGGTCAAGCATGGCGGAGAAGAAGTTGCCTACACGTTCGCGCCGAATAACGGCGATATCGACTATGCGACAGGATTGATTACCGAAGCCTACGGCCACACGCTCACACTCGAAACTAAGCTCGAACCCGGCACAGTCCTGACGATCCAAGGAACCTTCGGGTTTAAGACCATCCCCGAAAGCCTGCAAGCCCTGCTCGCAAGCATGATACGCAACTTGGAAGACTCCAGTACCGGAGCCGACAGAATCACCAGCAAAAGCATCGAAGACGTGTCGGTATCCTACCAGCGTGACACGACAACACCCGTACTGGCGAAAACCGTCGAATCGTTTGCGAGCGTAATCGACATGTGGACGCTCTGCGACAAGCCGCTTGTGGTAGGCCGACTCGCCATGCCACGCACCCTGCCGTCTGTACCCTACTGGGTGGGGGATGGTGACGGCCTTGACGTGTGACCCCCTCGAGCTGTTCCCCGAGCAAATCGAAACAGTCGAACTATGGCGTTATGCGAGTTCCGCGCGTGATAATGTCAAGCTTGCCGACATGCAGGCCATAGTCAAACGTTCCACCAACTCGGACGCATTCGGTGATTACGGTGCGCGTATCGCAACCCGCCGATTCCACGTGCAGACAAGCACAATACCCGAAAACCTGCGTGACCCTGATATGCTGCTAGACCTCGTAATCAAAGCCAAAACCCGCACATACAAAATCACGCAGGCAAGTCGCGGCGATGACATGACAGACGGAACCACGCCATTCATCACCATCTACGCGCAGCCATACGGGCGGAACGCGCTATGAGCATCCGAGTCACAATCAACCGGAACATCTACCGGCAAGGGCGGCAGGCCATGCAAACCGGATTAACACGCATGCTCACCGACATACACCGGGACGCGGTGACAAACGCGCCAATAGGCTCCCCGCCAGAAGACAAACACCCCGGCCTGCTCAAGGCTTCAGGCCGGTTCAAGCTCCAAGGCATGAAGGGTCACGTTGTCTTCGGCGGCGGCAGAGTCCCATACGCAAGGCGACGTGAATACGAAAACCGCAGGCACCCGCAGACCAAGCATTACCTGCGCAACGCAGCCAACAAGGCGGCAGCACGCAAAGACACCTATTTTACAGGGATTTTGAAATGATTGATTTAGCAGTAGCACTAGCCCTACAAGATGCCGGTTTCGGCACCTACGGCGAAAACCTATTCGCCAACCGCTCCCCCATCCTCGATACCGGAGCAGTCAGCAGCAAGGACGGCATATGGGTCACAGCCACCACCATAAGCTACAACGCCGGACATTACACCGACCAAATCACGATAAGCACCCGCTACTATGATTCCATCCAACAAGGCGAGACGCTATTGCGCATCATGTCGTGGATAAACAGCACACTCGTAGACGCTTGCAGCCTATCGTGCGAGCCGGAAAGCCCCATCGTATTCGGCCACTTGGACATACGCCCAGCCAGTTCAATCGACTTGGACGCGATCGATGATGAAGGCCGGTACGTTAAAAGCATTCATTTCAACGTCACCTACCCTCTCCCCGACCTATCCGGCTTGAGGGTGTAAGCTGGAAACATAGAATATTGATAATCATTCTCAACAAGGAAGGTATCAAGAATGGCAACCACAGATTACTCGCTGATTGGCAAGAAAACCGTATACATCGGACAGGAAGAATTTTCGCCCGAACTGGTCGGCTCCGATGGTATCACCATCACCCTCACCCCGAACACGGTTGATGTTGAATCACAGGCCGGAACAATCAGCATCCCGTCCGGCACCTACAGTGA